ATGGAGTCGGTAATTGTGATGCCGCAACCGAAGTCGTATGTCAGTTCCTTTCCGTCAACCGTTACTCGGTTCACAATCTTGCGGAACATATCGCCATCAAATTCGGTGAGATTTCCTTTATCTTCAACCATTCCCCAGAGTGCTTGAAATCTTTCGTTCGTATGCTCAAGGTCAACCACTTGCAATGAACGCTTTTTCTGTTCTTGTTTAAGGCTTTCAATTTCGTTGATAAGCAGTTCCCTTTCACGCTCTCCGCTTATAAGGTCATCAGCTGTCTGTGCGTTTTTAACCGCCTTGACGAGCAGTTTTTCCTTGGCAACAATCTTCTTGGCAAGCTCATCGCTAGCCTGGTCGGAAAGTCGTTCTGAAAGCGTTTCTTGAATGCTCTCGGTTATCTTCTTGACCATTCCTTCCTTATCTTCAATGAGCATATTCGCAACTCTTACAAAGGATGCGAAAAGCTCATCTTCCTTGACAGCAAGCTGTGTGCAAGCCGTGTTTCCGTTCAGTTTATGGTTCGAGCAAGTCCAAGTCTTTACATATTTCTCGCCACTGAAATACCCATGTCTGCGGAAAATGCATCCGCATTGGCAGCAGTACACCTTGCTCGACAAAGGATACTTCGAAGAATAGCCGCCCCTTCCCGACTTGGTGCAAGAGCGTAAACTTCTGCGGTATTCCATTTCACGCTTTACCCTTTCGAACATCTCATCGCTCACAATTGCCTCATGGTCATCTTCGACATAGTATTGTTGCGAGTCCGCCGAAGCTGAACGCTTTTTCTGCACCCAAGGTCTTACGATGGTTTTTTGCAAAAGCGCATCACCTATGTACTTCTCGTTCTGCAACATTCCTTCAATCGTGCTTTCGTCCCATCTGTCCAACCCCAAGGGTGATTTGATGTTCCGCCTTTGAAGTTCATCGCTTATAAGGCGGTAGCTCAACCCCGAGATGTAAAGCTCGAAGATAAGCCGTACCACTTCCGCTTGCTCTTTATTTACCACATACTCGTGGTTCAACACATCATATCCGTAGGTCTTTGCCTTTCTTACGAAGCCTTGCTCGTTCCTGCGTTGGATGCCCCAATTCACGCTATCGCTCAAGCTGTCTGATTCTTCCTGGGCGATTGATGCATACATCGTTAGCATAAAGTTGGTTCGCTTATCATCTTGAAGGCTGTTGAGCTTTTCCTTTTCAAACACCACGGGAATGCGTTTCTCTCGCAACTGCTCGATGATGGTCAAGCTGTCAAGGACATTTCGAGCGAAACGGCTGACCGATTTTACGAGAATCATATCGATGTTTCCGTCAAGCGCATCCTTTATCATTTCACGGAACTTCACCCTTTTTTTCATGCTTCGTCCCGAGATGCCTTCGTCTGCATATACGCCAACCATCTCCCAGTCGGGGTTGCTCAAAATGAGCCTTGTGTAATACTCCAACTGTGACTTGAAACTCGTCTGCTGTTCTTCTCTGCCCGTGGAAACTCTGGCATATGCTGCCACCCTTTTCTTCCTAGTGATTACGGGCGAATCATCGTCCACCAAAAGTCTCCGTGAGTTTGTTGCGGGAATAACCCTTATTCTTTTCTCGTCCATTTTAGCACACCTCCGTTACTGCTTTTATATCAATTGATTGTATTTCATCTTCGCTTGTTGCCCAGTAGATTATGCTCACATTCGCCACTTCACCCGAGGTCAAGTGGAAAGCAAAATGTTCTCTGTCTACCACTACGATTTGCCGAACTATCTGCTCAAAAACTTTCTCATCGAACTCAGTCAGCTTTGCCGTTCGCATCACCGCCGAATTATAAACTCGCAAATCGTTTTGAGCCTTCACGTTTTGTCCGTTGGTTTCCAACATTACCTTCTTCTGCTCTTCTGCCCTGACGATGCGGTTGAGCAGTTTTCTGTACTCTTCCTCAATCTCGCCGTGTAGCAAGTCTCTCGCTTGAAGTTGAAGGTATGTCCGTTCCTGGTTGAGCATTCTTGTTATCTCGTTGTTGAGTTCCCGAACCTCATCCGTTACTTGCATTTCCATCAAGGACTTTCGTTTGCCGTGTATTAAGTTAAAAGTTTCAACGAACACCCTTTCGAGCGTTTCCAACTTGATGCTTTCACTTCTGCAAGCGTTCATCCCTTTGCTGCTTTTAAGGTAACAGCCGTACCTAGTTTTCTTATCACTGCGCTTTATGCGTTTGTAGTTATGTCCGCATTTTCCGCACACTATTTTTCCTTTGAACGGGTCGAACTCTCTGTTCTCCGCCCGTACATATTCAGAAGTTTTATGCCGTTCTATCAATCGTTGGCAAGTATCCCATAGCTCTCGGCTGACGATTGCCTCGTGGTCGTTCTCCACATAATATTGTTGAGCCTCGCCCATATTCTTGATTTTCTTTCCATCCGCTACCACATACTTTTGGAGCATCGCATCACCCTTGTACTTTTCGTTTTTGATTATGTAAAGGATGGTGCTTGGAAGATACTGTCTGCCGTGCGCCGTTCTGTATCCGTCTTTATTCAACCGCCTTGCAATCTCCGTCGAGCCGATGCCCTTTGCGTAGCTTTCGTAAATGCGCTTGACGATTTTCGCTTCCCCTGGCACGACCACCAAGTGTCCGTCTTCGTTGAACTTGTATCCGAGCGGTGTGTTGGGGTTGACTATCAACTGCCCTTGCTCGAACCTTTTCTTGAAAGTCCATTTGATGGCTTCGGATTTTTCTTCATATTCCTCTTGAGCTATCTGCGCCATCGTAACCAATAAAATGTTGTTGCGGTCTTTGATGGTGTTCAAGTTCTCTTGCTCAAAGAACACTGGGATGTTCAGCTCGGTCAACCTTGTAACCGCCCTTATGGTGTCCAAGGTGCAGCGTCCAAACCTCTTGATTGACTTGCACAAAATGTAGTCAATCTTGTGAAGTTCCGCATCTTGCATCATACGCTTGAAGTCTTTTCTTGCCCCAATGAATCGCCCGCTTATTCCGTTGTCAATGTAGCAACCGCAGTTGACCATCAACGGGTCTTTGTCCATTACTTCGTTGAAGTACCGAACCTGCGATTCTAGGGATACTTCTTGACCGTAGTTTTTACTAACTCGGCAATAAGCAACCGTTCTTAATTTTACTTCGTTCATAGGCACATATCCTCCGCTTTTTGGTATGACACACATTACCATAGACCCCAAACTATATCCAGCGATAACGCCCAAATAATCAGACTTTTTACGGATAAACCGAGAGATTTTTGCGTGTCCTTTGATGGTAAAAAATAAGTGTGCGGAAGTTACTCCGCACACCCACTTTCTATCCCGTATTTCTGTTTAAGTTTTGCCTCAATCAAGTCAAATTCCTCGGTGGTGATTTTACCTGTTCTCATAAGGTTAAGAACGATACCCACCGCACAATTGAACTCGATTGTATTGACTGCTGTCTGTTCGCTGCTCATATTCGCTCTCCTATTTCGTTACTGTATCTGCTTCCATCTGAAAGCCGTGTTCTCGGGCAATAACCCACGCTCCTCCATAGAGAACCGCTTTTCAAAATCGTGCAAGGTATGCCCATCACCCTTGAACGAAACGGGACTGTCGCTGTCCCACTTTAAAAGTAATGCCCAATACTCTGGGTAGTTCTTCCGCAAGAGCCGTAGTTGCTCAATCGACTGATTATGACAGAACCAACATCCGCCCCTTGCTGCGGTGGTATAGATGGGACTTAATAAGTCGTTTTCCTCACACCATGCACGGCACTGTGCTTCTGTCCAACCAAACTCCACAAGCGGACTACGCTTGGTTTCCGAAAGGTTATGGAATCGGCGCGGTTCGTCCACGGCTATGCCTATGTAAGTGACCGCATCCTTTTGTACCTTTTCAAGAACACCCACCTTCAACCTTGAATTGCACCAGTTGCCCTTCTGTAAAGGAAATCCGTATATCTTCCCACGATTACGGCTTTTCTTGCCGTTGCAAACATAGTAGAAATAATCTTCATAGCTATGCGGCGCAGTAATATGTTCAACGGGAATTCCGTACTTGTCGAAGATTATGGCATCCGCCTTTTTCTTGAACTCCATCATCGGCGGAAGGTCTGCCGGGATGTCTTTCGTTGCCATAATCTCGACGTGTACTATTCTGTCAAGCGGTAGGTTGTTGCGGTGGATAACTTCGAGCATTGCAAGGCTGTCTTTGCCGTAGCTTATGCTTGCTATGTACTCCATACTCGCACTCCCCGGCTTACAGATTTTTCAAAAGGTTGATTGAGCTTTCGATTTGGTTTGTAAGCCATCCGTCAAGGTTGCCGAAGTTCGCAGTGATATATTCCTTGACATCGTCCCCAAGCTGTGAAAGTGCGATATCCTTCGCCCTTTTCAACGCTTCCACTTGCGATGCCGAGTCGAA